CGCCTCATATTGGGCAGATAAGGTTAAGTGGTAATGGCACTAACAACGTATACAGAGCTTAAATCTGCAATAGCGAATTGGCTCGACAGGGATGATCTCACAAGCGTCATCCCTGATTTTATTAGTCTTGCAGAGCACCAGATGGAGCGCTCTGTGCGTCACTATAAGATGGTCGAGCGTTCCTCTGGCGCGCTAGATAGCCAGTACAGCGCTGTGCCTGCAGATTGGCTTGAGACAATTCGATTTGGTATTAGCTCTGGCGACACATACCGTTTGGAGATGACAAGCCTTGATGACTTAATGGCACGCAGGCAGAGCAATACTAATATCTCTGGCCGCCCTAAATACTTTGCACATGTAGGTGAAACGCTTGAGTTGTTTCCAACACCTGACGCAACATACACAACTGAACTTGTATACTATCAGAAAATCCCCGCGCTTTCTGCGAGTAATACAACAAACTGGCTTTTAGGTGATGCGCCTGATGCGTACTTGTATGGCTCGCTAATGCAGGCCGCGCCCTATCTTGGCGAGGATGAACGTGTTACAGTGTGGAACAGTTTATACAATACGGCGGTAGCAAGTTTGAATGCGGCAAGCGAAAAAACCAAAAATTCTGCGTCTGCACTGCGGATGAAGGTAACGTCTTATTAACTAGGAGATCAACATGAGTTTTTCTAACTACTTGGAAACAGAGGTGCTTGAATGGGCATTCACTGGTTCTGGCGGTACGCGCCCTACTGCGTGGTACTTAGCACTGTTTACGGCTGCACCATCTGATACAGGCGGCGGCACAGAGGTATCGGGCGGTGCATATGCGCGTCAGTCTGTTACATTTACTGTAAGCGGCAATACAGCGTCTAACTCTGCTGCGATTGAGTACCCAACAGCAACTGCTAACTACGGTACAGTAACGCACATTGGCGTATTTGACGCGTCATCTGCGGGTAACTTGCTGGCACACGCTGCACTAACGACAGACAAAACAATTGAAACTGGTGACGTATTCCGTGTTCCTAGTGGAGATTTAGACATAACACTAGATTAAGGTCTGAGCTATGGCCTACGGTCAGGGGTTATATCAGTCATGGTTTTACGGGGTAGATGGGTCATACAAAGATGCATCTATTTCTGTAAGTGTTACCGCGACACCATCTTGCGTAGGGCAGATCACTGTAAACTCCGCGCCAACGGTTCTGCCAGAAACTACGGTTGCAGTAGATTACATCCGTGAGCGCAATGCATCTTCTACGATAAGTGCAAACACTTCTACTGACTTACTTGGCTTCCGCACTGCGTCTGCATCATCAGTTGTATCTCCTCAACTAAGTGTTGCAGCAACAGTAGGAGCAATAAGAAGCACGGCGGCAACCTTATCAGCGTCTAGCGGGTCTAGTTGTGGCGCAGAGCGTATACATCAAGGTGCCGTTAGTGAGGATTGCGCTGGCACACTTTCCGCTACTGTGGAGCGCGTACAAAGCACGGGTGGCACTGTTACGGCGGCTGCAACCGTAAGCCCAACAATAGAGCGTGTGCGCGAAGATGATGCATCTATTACGGCAAGTCTAAGCATTGACATTCTTGGCTTTAAGACTGCTGGCGCCACAGTTATTGTATCCCCAAGTCTTACTGTTTCTGCTGAAACGGTGCGTGTGGCGACGAGCAGCGTAACTGTTAGCCCATCTTTAAGCATTACGGATGCGGTACAGCGAGTGCGCGAGGCAACGCCAACTGTTGAGGCTACACTCACAACTACGCCAAATGCTGTTATCATTGCGAATGCTTCATCCACAATAACGCCTGCGCTAACTGTTTCGGCGGTGGGCAATAGAGTTCAGTTTACATCAAGCTCACTTTCTATGTTATCATCTGTAAGTGCAAACGCACGACTGAAGTGGGAAGAAGATGCAGACGTTACCGATACTTGGACTGAGCAGACCGATCCGACAGATACATGGACTGCCGCAAGCGATGAGAGCGATACTTGGACGGGTGCTACTGATCCCAGCGACACTTGGACATCACAAACAGACGATAGCGTCACATGGAATGAGGCCGCATAATGGTTGCTTATACAACAACATATAGTTTTGCAAAGCCGACAGTCGGAGATGATGAAGATGTCTGGGGTGGCTATTTAAACGGAAACTTTGACAGTATTGAGAGCTTGTTAAAGGGAACGACTGCTCTTACTGCAATCAATGTAACTGGGAATATTACGGTTGGTGGGACAGTAGATGGTCGTGACGTTGCAACGGATGGTACAAAGCTAGACGGAATTGAAACAGGTGCTACAGCGGATCAAACCAAGGCTGACATTGATGCGCTGGGTATTGATGCAGCCACACTTGATAGCTTAGACAGCACACAGTTCTTGCGTAGTGATGCTAATGACAGCACTTCTGGCATTTTAACATCTACAAATTCCGATACTGTTTCTGGTGGCATTACAGTTGATACCAATAGTCATGCCTACATGTCTGCTGACAGGGGCGGAACAACTGTACAAGCGGGGTATATGTGGAAAACAGCAGGTTCTGCTGATTGGTATAACTATATCAGTACATCATCTGCTGAACTGAAATGGTACACAACGTCTAATGTAATGACACTTACCACTTCTGGCAGTCTTTCTACTACTCCACAGGGTACACTTTGGGGTTCGTCAAATGATGGCTCTGGCAGTGGCTTAGACGCAGACACAGTAGACGGCATTCAGGCAAGCAGCTTCTTGCGTAGTGATGCTGATGATAGTACGTCTGGTAAAATAACATCAACAACTTCTAGTAGTGATTTTTTAGAATATAATGGGAGTTCTACAAGCCCATATTTCAGGTTTAAAACAAGTGGAGTTAATAACGGGTATATTCAGTTTGCCTCAAATGGCACATCATACTTCTGGAATGACCGCCAAGGTGAAGGTTTTAGGATTGATGGCAGTGGCCCCATGTATTATAATGGCACTGCCTGGCAAACTATGTGGCACGCTGGCAACGATGGCTCTGGCTCTGGCCTAGATGCTGACCTACTTGATAGTTACAACTCAAGCCAAGGTGAAAGCACTAATACTGTAGCTGTCCGTAACGGCTACGGTCATCTGTTTGCTAATTACTTTAATGGTTCAGGTACGTTCAGCACATCTGGTGCTACTTCTGGCATGGCTCTTTTTACGGGCACGAATGGCGGTGACACATATGGTCGTTCTTACACGCCAAACGCAGCAAGAGCGGCAATGGGGTTGGCAACGACTGACAGCCCCTCATTCGCAGGGTTAAACATCAACGGCAACCTAAACGCTGTAGATAATATTTATGTTGCAGATGTAATTTCCCACGAAGGTGATACTGATACATACATACACTTCCAAGATAATACTATTAGTGTAGTAACTGCTGGTCAGGGTGAGATCACAGTCAACTCCACAGGTGTACGTCTAGGCGACACAGGCAACGGCTACTTCCAACCTGTCACTGGCGGCTATGGCTCTATCCAGATTGATGGCGGTGCGCATGGTGGATATGAAGGTTACAGCATTGGTGGTCGTGCTGTGTTTATGCATGATAATGGAAACTACTCTGGTCTTTACAATGATGTAAACAATCAATGGCAAGTTCTGTCTTATAACAATGCTTGGACAGCCTTGTATTACGCTGGTACGTCCAAACTCCAAACAACCAGCACTGGTGTAAACATAGACGGCGATCTCAATGCTGTAGATAGTATTTATGTTGCAAATGCAATTTACCACGAAGGTGATACAAACACATATGTATCTTTTGGCACGGATATTGTCTATGTTGTTTCAGCGGGTTCTACTAACCATGAGTTTCGTAATACTTACACGCAAACCTTTAAACCGTTCTATCAACACTCCGTATTTTACGAAGACTATGACGCATTATCAGGCACATCTGTAACGGTAAACTGCGACACTGCCCAAGCATTTAGCTTAACTATGACAGGCAATACCACGTTTACTTTTAACAGTGTGTCTAATGCATGGAGTACAGGTTTTGTCTTAGAGCTAACAGGTAACGGCTCAACAGTCACATGGCCTACCTCAGTAGATTGGGCGGGTGGTACTGCCCCTGATGCCCCTGCAAGCGGTGAGACTGACATTTACGTTTTCTGGTCAAGAGATGGCGGCACAACATGGTACGGCGTACTATCCGTAGACGCTGCGGCATAACTAACTTAAACAAAGGAGAGTAAAAATGGCTAAAGAAAAAAAGGCTACTATTACTATTGACGATAAAGAATACACAGAAGATCAACTTACAGATGAACAGAAGGTGCTGGTCAACCATGTTGCCTCACTAGATCAAAAGATCGGCTCTGCTCGTTTTAACTTAGATCAGTTATCTGTAGGGCGTGATGCCTTTATGGGAATGCTAAAACAGTCTTTAGAGAAAGACGAAGCAGCGTAAGGAATAACTAATGGTCTTTTCACAGAATCCTTTCTCCGTAGCTGCCTTTGGTGAAAGCTATGAACAGGCCAGCCCTACTGTTACACTTACTGGTGTACAAGGTACAGGTGCAACTAACACTGTAGAAGTACGTTCTATTGTTAGAGTTATACAAACAGGTGTACAGGCTGACGGTGTTATCGGTACACCTACACCACAAGCTGAAGCAGTACACACACCAAGTAGTATAGCATCTATAGGTACAGCAAACACAGTTACTGCATCAGGTGGTACAGGTGTAGTATTTACACCAAGCAGCGTATCAGCTACGGGTGCTATAGACGATGTAACAATAGTAGCTAAAGCTGTAACAGTGCTTACAGGCGTAGAGGGTGACATCATTACAGATGACCCTCTAGTGACAGGCGATGAAATTGTTGTTGATGCTGAAGCTGTCATAGCTGTTACAGGTGTAGCAGGTGCAGGTGCAACAAACAATGTCACTGTAATAGCACTCGCTATAGTACTACCAGTAGGTGTAGAAGGTGATATTATCACTGACTCTCCTCTTGTAGACGGTGATGAAATTGTTATTGATGCAGATGCTAATATAACACTAGACGGTATAGGTGGTACATCAGCATTTAACGAAGATGTAACAATAGACTGTCAGGCTGTAGTAATACCATTAGGTATACAAGGTACATTTACTGTAGGCGATGAATCAGTTACTACTGTACAATTTGACTACGAAGCAATTAAAGAGAATTATAGTAGATTACGTACAGATTATATTAGAGAGGCTGACTCAAGAAGTCGTACTGCTTATATCCAAGCACAACCTACAAGAATTGCATACGCTGCATAAAGGAAAACACTATGTCATTAAAATGGCCTAACAAAGACCCTGATGAAATACTAGACTATAGTATAGATTGGTCACGCTTTCTTGGTTCTGCAACTATATCAAGCTTTACTTGGTTTGTTGATGATGCTGATGGAGTAAAGACAGAATTAACAGACTCTGGGCCTCTTGTTAATGGGATACAGTTAGTGTCTTCTACAAGTACAAACACGGTAGTCACTGCTTATATAGGTTCTGGAACAAATAATAAACTATATAAATTTACTTGTCAGATAACAGATACGAATGGCCTTGTTGTAGAACGTACTGTAAGACTACGTGTAAGGAATAAATAATGGCTTATAACTTTCTAGGATTAGTAAACGAGGTTAATCGTAGGCTTAATGAAGTAGAGCTTACTAGTTCTAACTTTGCTACAGCTACAGGTTTTTATAGTACGGCTAAGGATGCTGTTAATGCTTCCTTAAGGCACATCAATCATGAAGAGTCTAACTGGCCTTGGAATCACGTAGAAGAAGAAGAGACTCTTACAGCAGGTACTACAAGGTACGGTTACCCTTCAGATGCTAAAACAATAGACATGAATAGTTTTCGTATTAAGAAGGATGATACACTAAATGTAGGTACAACTAAATTAAAATTGATGGATTATCAAGAATACCTTGACAAATATGTAGATTATGAGTATAACTCTGGTAGTGACATGCAAACTGTACCACGTCATATTATACGTGCACCTAGTCAAGAGTTTATTGTTATACCTACCCCAGACAAAGCTTATGAGTTAATCTACGAATATTATCGCAATCCTGTGTCACTTGAGCTATATGATGATGTACCAAGTGTACCTTTAGAGTTTAAGCATATTATTGTAGACGGTGCCATGTTCTATGCATATCAGTTCCGTGCTGACACACAAGCATCACAGATTGCACAAGGTAAGTTTGAGCAAGGTATTAAGTACATGCGTAGTCTTTACATTAACCGCTACGACTATGTACGTTCCACAGTTCTTACTCGTACTGCCTCTAGCTTAAGAGTATCATAATAATGGCTACACAGTGGCAAACATTCCCTGTACCTTTTACTGGAGGGTTGATTACTAACATCAGTCCTCTACAACAAGGTATAAACAATGTAGGTTCAGCATACCAATTGCAGAACTTTGAGCCATCACTAGACGGTGGTTACCGCAAGGTATCAGGGTATACAAAGTTTATTGATACAGCTTTATCGGGTAGCGGTCCAGTACAGGCATTAGCTATTGTACAAGAAGACACTAATGAAAAAGTAATTGCTGCACGTAGTGGGGTTTACTACTTAACAGATGCTACAGATGTTTCACCTACCTGGACAACTTTAGCTACAGCACCTAATACTAACTTTAGTAAAGCTAGACAAGCTCGTTATAACTTTAATAATACTTATCAGATTTGTTTTGTTGATGGTGTTAACTTTCCTGCTTACTATGATCGTACAGCAAACACACTAACTTACATGACAACATCAGCAACTAATGATGCTGTAGAAGGTGCTAGCCACGTATGTTTGTTTAAGAGTACTCTCTTCTTTGGTGTAGGCACAGAGTTAGTCTTTACAGCACCATATAGTGCAGACGATCTAGACCCAGCTAACGGTGCAGGAAGTATTAGCATCGGATCAGAAATAACTGGTTTGATTGTCTTTCGTGATCAGCTTATCATTTTTGCAGTAGATAAGATTATGCGTATCACAGGTACAAGCGCAGCAGACTTTACAATGAGCGCTGTTACTGAAGACTTAGGCTGTTTAAGTGCTGATACTATACAAGAGGTTGGCGCTGATGTTATGTTCCTTGGCCCTGATGGGTTACGTACACTAAGCTCAACAGATCGCATTGGTGACTTCGGTATTGATGTTGCATCTAAGAACATTAGACCTACAGTAAATAAACTACAAGATTATGCATCAAGTTTTGCTAGTATAGTCATTCGTGGTAAAGCTCAGTATCGCTTATTCGCTTATGTAGCAGGTGAACAATCTAAGATAGCTAAGGGTGTGCTAGGCACTAAGTTTGTTGATCAAGGTGGGCAAGGCTTTCAGTGGGCAGAACTAAAAGGGTTTAAAGTATACATAGCTGACTCTCAGTTTATTGGTGAAGATGAGTATCGTGTATTTGCTAATAATGATGGCTATGTATATAACATGGATGCAGGTACTAGCTTAGATGGTGAGAACATTGACGCTATATATGAATCACCTTATATGCCTATTAATGATCCACAGATACGTAAAACTTTCTACAAGTTAGATATGTATATTAAACCTTTTGGTAGCATTAATATTGAGGCAGGTATAAAGTTTAACCAAGGACGTGCAGGTTACATACAGCCTCCTACTTTTAACGTAATACAAGCAGGTGGTGGTACTGGTATATATGGTGATAATACTTCTCTATTTGGAAGTGCTACATACGGCGCACCAAGAACGCAAAGCTACATCAATCAGGTTATAGGGTCAGGTGAAACTGTAGCAATCCGCATCGAAGACAATAGTTCTGATGCTTCATTTTTATTAGATACAGCAATCTTCGAGTTTGCTACAGATGACAGACAGTAAGGAAATCTTATGGGTACAGGTTACGTAAGAGCAGATACAGCAAATAACATATCTAATGGTAATGTCATTGATGCTGATGATCTAGACAACGAGTTTAACGCTGTAGAAGCAGCCTTTAACGCTAGCACAGGCCACACACACGATGGTACTACTAGTGAAGGTGCACCTATAGAAGTGATAGGGCCAACGCAAGATATTGTAGCTACAGTGTCTGTACTACGCCCTAAGACTACAAACACGGTAGACCTTGGTACTACAACACTACGCTATAAAGATTTGTATCTCGAAGGTAATGCTGACATAGATGGTACAGTAAACGTAGAGGGTGCTACTACTCTACAGAGTACACTAGATGTAACAAGTAACGTAACTATAGGTGGTAATCTTACTGTTACTGGTGATGCTACTATCTCAGGTAATCTTACCTTTGGTGATGCTATTACAGATACTATTACCCTTACTGCTGATGTCTCTTCTAATATTCTACCTGCTGCAGATGATACGTATGACTTAGGTGCTGTAGGAAGTGAATGGCGTAATCTTTACATTGATGGTACAGCTAACATTGATACTGCTTCTATAGATACAGCTAACGTAGGTACTCTTGCTGTATCAGGTAATGGTACTGTTACAGGTGATCTTACTGTAACTGGTGATATTAATGCTACTGTTGTAGGCACAGCATCTCAAGCCAATACTCTTACAACTGCACGTACTATTAGTTTAGCAGGTGACGTAGCAGGTGCAGCTAACTTTGATGGTTCAGCTAATATTACTATCACTACAGTTATTGCTGATGATAGTCATAACCACACTATAGCTAACGTAGACGGACTACAGGCTGCGCTAGATGCTAAACCAGATGGCTTAAGTGATCTAGGCGTTACAGCACTTTCTACAGAGCTAAACTTGTTAGATGGTGTAACAGCCACTACTGCAGAGATTAACTACCTAGACGGTGTAACATCAAACATACAGACACAACTTGATGCAAAACTTGGCAGCGTAGACCTAAGTTCTTACACAGGTGATGTTGACATTACTGGTGAACTTGTGGTAGACTCATACAATGAAACGTATGCTGCTGTAACATCAACGACTAACTCTACAACGATTGACTGTGAAGCAGGTAACGTATTCAGCCATACACTAAGTGAGAATACAACGTTTACATTTAGCAATCCACCTGCAAGTGGTACAGCTTATGGTTTCTCACTGAAGATTGTACAAGATGCAAGTGCTAGTGGTTATACTGTAACATGGCCCACAAGTGTAGATTGGCCTGACGCAACAGCACCAACACTAACAAGTACAGCTTCAGCAGTAGATCAGTTTGTGTTCTACACACATGATGGTGGCACTACTTGGTATGGCTTTGTAGCAGGACAAGCTTTAGGATAATATAATATGAGTAACTTTAAAAAGTTAATGATGACTGCAGCAGGTGGTGAAGCCCTGAATGTAGAAGATGTGTTCAGCACTTATTTGTATGAGGGTACTAACACCACAAATACTATTAATAACGGTATTGACCTTGATGGCGAAAGTGGAATTGTTTGGATTAAGAATAGAGATCAATCAGATAACCACTATATTTTTGGCGGTGAAAGCGGTAATAACTGGACAAAAATTTTATCACCTAACGGAAATGGTTTTTACGGTGGTGGGACTGGTATATTTGATGGTGTTAGTTCTACTGGCTTTACAGTAAAAAGTGATTTTGGTGGTGTTAATACAAATGGAGAAAACTACGTCTCTTGGACATTCCGCAAAGCCCCTAAGTTTTTTGATGTGGTGACATGGACAGGCGATGGAACTACTGGAAGGCAAATAAGTCATAACCTAGATCATACAGTGGGCATGATGATTTTAAAAAGAACAGATAGCTCTGGTTATTGGGGTGTGTATCATAGAGGTGTAGATAGCACTTCTCCAGAAGATTACACTCTTATTCTTAACTCAACATCAGGAAGAATAGACGAGCAGTTTTTTATTAACGATACGGCCCCAACAAGCACACATTTTACAGTTGGCGCTGCTGCTGCAAGTGGTGGTGACTTTAACACAAACGGCGCTACCTACATAGCCTACCTATTCGCCCACCACGATGGTGACGGTAAGTTCGGCCCTACAGGTGATCAGGACATTATCAAGTGTGGGAGCTATACTGGTAATGGTTCTACTGATGGCCCTGAGATTGACTTGGGTTTTGAGCCTCAGTGGTTGCTGGTTAAAAGTGATGGCTCTGCAAATTGGGTAATTATAGATTCTATGAGAGGTATTGTCAGTGATGGTAGTGACAAAATTATCATGCCTAATGGCTCTGATGTAGAGTATGAAAGTTCGTACCTTATTGGCGGCAATATGGCTAACCTTCTACCTACGGGCTTTAAGATAACTGAGGATAATGCCACAGTCAACGGCAATAGCAACACCTACATCTACATGGCTATTCGCCGTGGCCCTATGGCTGTGCCTGAAAGTGCGACTGATGTGTTTGATGTTGTAACGAGGACAGGTAACAGCACAAATACAACGGTGACTATGAACCAGTCCTTTACTTCTGATTGGATAATTACAAAAGAGCGTGGTTCAGGTGGTGGCAATAGTTGGGTAGCAGACAGACTTCGTGGAATTATGAATGCAAACCAAGGTGTTTTGTTTTTGAACTCCACCGCCGCAGAAAGTACATCTTTTAGTTCTGGCCTGAGAAACGCTTATGAAGGCGAATATGAAGTAGGTACCACTTCTGGCATGAATAATTCAGGAGACACTTTTGTTGATTGGCATTGGAAACGCGCCCCCAACTTCTTTGATGTTGTTGCTTACACAGGAAACGGAACAGCAGGGCGTACTGTAAGCCATAACCTTGGTGTTGCACCTGAGATGATGTGGGTGAAGGAGAGGGGAAACACTAATCATTGGGCAGTGTATCATAAAGGTCTAAACGGTGGTATTGACCCCGAAGATTACTATATTCGCTTAAACTTAACCAACGCTGAAGCAAATAGCGCAAGTTATTGGAATGACACAGCCCCTACAGATAGTGCTTTTACAGTAGCGGGTGCAACTGTTGTAAACAGGTCAGGTGGAACCTACATAGCCTACCTATTCGCAAGTCTAGATGGTGTGTCTAAGGTGGGGAGTTATACTGGTAATGGCACAAACCAAAATATTGACTGTGGTTTCTCTAGTGGCGCACGGTTTGTGCTGATTAAAGGTACAAATGTTGCAGATTGGTATTTGTTTGATAGTGAGCGTGGCATTGTTTCAGGCGGTGATCCTGTGCTTCATCTCAATAGCACCCTTGCAGAGATATCTTCATATGATGCTGTTGATCCATACAGTGGCGGGTTTAAAGTAAATCAGGTAACTAATCTTCCAGTAAATGTATCAGGTCAAACCTACATCTTCTACGCAATAGCATAACGCATACGAAATACTCAAGGTCAGAAAGGAGTATCAACTAATGACTGAATATCGTGATCGCACAACAGGCGAAATTAAATCACAGGGGCAACTCCGCAAGGAGAACCCCAACATGTCCATGCCTCGTGTATGGAATGACAATGTGCATGACGCACTCAATGTAGACCCAGTGCTACGTGCGCCTAAACCCACAGAGGGCATTGGTGCATATCAATCAGTACGCCGTAATGGTGTCGTACAGGATAGCTTAGGCAACTGGGTTGAAGCATGGGAAATTGCTGACATGTTCGCAGATGATGCAGAGCTAGGCACTAAAGCTGAACAGGAAGCTGCGTACCAACAAGACTTAGATGATGCAGCAGCAAAAAGTAATCGCACATATCGTGATAGTCTTATTGCTAAAACTGATTGGTGGGCATCATCTGACTTGACTATGACTGCTGAACAAACAGCTTACCGTCAAGCACTGCGTGACATTACTACACATGCTAACTGGCCTCACTTAGAAGAGTCAGATTGGCCTACTAAACCATAAGAGTTAGGCCATGTCGGACATTAAGCTAACATCTGATGAACTAGAAGCTATGCTAGATCGTGCAGCAAGACGTGGGGCAAAAGAAGCCTTACGTTCTATTGGACTGCTAGATGA